ATCAGTTACCTCCTGGGAGTAGCGCCGTGCTCGGCAAGGTGGCGGGGCCCGGCACGGCGACTAAGGGGTCAGGACTCCGTCGTCGCGGTACTCGACCACGTTTCCGCCCTTGAGCTCGACCGAAGTCGGCGCGTAGGTCTTGATGGTCAGCGTTCGGCTCGTGACGTTGTTGTGAACGTCCTTCACTTCGCCGACCGTGACAACCTGGCCGTTCTCGACGACGTAGCGCTTCGTCTTCTTCCCGGAGATCGCCTCGACGACAAAAGAACTGATCGGCAGTGGATCGGCAGTGTGGTAGATCGTCTTCTGCACACCGTGCGTCGCGGTCGCAGGAGTCGTGATGACGTTGGCATCACCGAACGAGGTCTTGAGCACTGCCACAAGATCGTCCTCGAGCAGCGTGATGGTGATCGTCTCGTCGTAGTTGGTCTGGACGTTGATGAACGTCTTGCCGCCGAACATCTTGATGTCGGTGTTGTCGCGAGTCTGAGCGACAGTCAAACCGTCCTCACCCACGGCGCCGTGATCGAGAAACAGCGGATCAAGTGCGGACAGTGCATCGGTGGGAAGTTCGGTTCCCACCGGGGCGCGGAAGAACACGCCTCCATCGATGGGAGGAGTGCCGACGAACGCGTTGTTGACATTGACAGTCATGATTTGCCCCTCTCAGGCATCGTTGCACCGGGCCAGAGGGTCGAGCGAAATCTGCTACAGCAAGCCGATGGTCAGCTCGCCGGTGAATTGGAAACGGGCCGACGACGTGCCGGGATCGGGAAAATTGACGGGAAGTGAGGTCGCTTTGGATCCGTGAATGAACGCCCCGGCGAACCGCTGCCCCCGGCACTGTTTCAGGAGCCGACGCACCTTGTTCACCAACTGCTCGGCAGCCAATTCACTAGGGTCCCAACACTCGATCAGAAACCGCGCCGAATCAGTGGCGAAGGTTTCACTTCCACCGGCGATGCGAGACACGCGGATCCGGCGAGCGCTCGGGTTTTCGGTATCTCGCGGCGCCTTCGTTCCAACGTGCGTGGTCTCGCCCTCGGCGGCCAGTCCGGCTTTGAGCGCTGCGACCATGACCGCCTGTGACGGAGGGGCTTCGCCCCAGTTGTCGGCCATCATCCACTCCCGAATCTTCGGACCATCGTGTTGTTCGTGGCGTTGTCCATGCGAGCGGCCCACGTCTTCGGGTAGACGCTTGCGCGCCAGCGCTTCTGACCTTGCCTGGACGACCAGCCGTATCCGGCGCCGAACGATCCGGCGATGCGCGCCGCGGTTGATTCGACCAGTGGCCGCGCGAGCACGCTGCGAATGTGAAAGAAGGCTTGTTCATTCGGCTCGAACTTCACCGTCCACCTCCACGAACTCGGCGAAGGCCCACACATCGCGGTTGTACGCCTTGATCAGGACCTGCATTTGACGATCGGTATAGACGAGGAGGACGCCCTCTTCGACACCGAACGCATCGGTGTCGTGCGAGTCGACACCATCGGCGTGAGTGACCAGTAGTCGCTTGACCATCAACCCTCGATTCTTCGTAGATTGACCGACACGAGACCGGGGCTCCAGATGCCGTTGTCATTCGGATCCTCAGGCCAGCCGATCACTTCGAAGCGTTTGCCGTTCACGACCACGCGGTCAGCAGGCTTGGCGCCCATGGACTGTGGCGCATACAGCTTCAAGTCGACGACAACTCGATCATGGCCGGCCAAGGCAGGCTCATCCGATCGCGGCGGCTCCCAGCCGAATACGCGAACCGTGACAGGCAAGTCGTAGCTGGCGATTTCGTTTCCCAACTCGTCTTCGCCAGCTGCGACATACGCGGCATGCTCCACAGAACGAGTCAGTGAGAATGTCACTGGGGATCATCTCCGAAGTACCACCGCGCCGCAGCATTGGCAGTGAGGTCGAACAATGCTCGCTGCTCTTTCGTGAACACCAACGTGGCGGACGGGTTTAGCAGCGTTGCCGACTCCTGAAAGCTCCCGGCCGCCAACGAATAGGACGACTTCCCGCGATGCTGGCCAGGAATTAGGGCACTGATGACCATGTCGATAGAAACCTGTTTGGCGATGGCCAACATGTGGTCGTCGCCATCTGGATTGACATGTTTACGGAGCATCACCTCGGCCATGGCCAAGAGCGAGTTCGCTCGAGCTGTCTGGTACTCGTCGAGGGGACCCCATTGCTCGACAATTTCATCGACTATTGCGAATGCCATGAAGCCCCCTCATCTCACTGTGCGTCGAGTGCGTTGACCGCGGCGACGAGTTCGTCCTTGCTCATGCCCTCGACACCCTCGATGCCGCGCCGGGCGGCGTACTCGGCCCACTCGGGTTTCGGCGCCGCATTCTTGGGGCGCTCGAGTTCGGCCGTGCTGCCGGGCACCTTCTCGTCACCGGCAATGCTCGGCACCGGATCGGGGTTGCCACCGTCGAATTCCTCAACCATGCCTCCGTCGACAAGGTTCAACCGATCAGCCTCCGACAACCACGGAATAACCGCGCCGCGATACCAATAGCCAACCGCGCCGGACTCGTCCTTTGCGACCACAAGCGGGCATGTGACCTGGAATGCAGTCACGACAGCACGCCCGTGATCTTGTAGGCCGCCTTCGGCTCAAGCACGACGGGAACAGTCACGCGCCGCGCGCGGATCTTGTACTGCTCATTGTCTTCGTCCCGGATGGTCTTCGCTTCGACGCCGACACCATCGGTTGAGACGTAGCCGGGGCCGCCCAGCTTCTCGTCAGCCATGCCGCCCAACTGCTTCGTGTCGACCATGAGCGCAGTCTTGGGAAGACCAAGATTGGGAGTAGGAAGAATGAGAAGCCCTGCCACGACGACAAATTCGCCGGAGTAAACCGGGTTCGACTTATCTTCGCGGGCGAGGAGTGCGGCAATGGCGGGGTCGGATGCGATGATCGCCCACGTCAGGTCGTCGACCACAAGAACATTCGGGTCGAAACCCTCATTGAGGGCGTAGATCGCAGCCTTCGTCTTCAGAAGGTCTCGAAGGATGGTCGGGCTCGATCCGTCCCACGCCACCGGCGCGGCAACGGTCTGGGTAACGGCAGACGCGATTGCCGACAAAGCGACCGAGTCGACCGTCTTGACGAGCTGATTGACCTGCTTTTCCATCGCCCGATTGACGGGGTTGATGTTCTGCCGGGCGATCGACTCATCGGTGACGATCGAATCTTGGCCCCACTTCTCAGTTTTCGCGAGCTGAGAATCACCCGCACCGACCTGGGTGATCGGGTACTCCGAGCCAGGGGCGATCGATTCAGGAGCGTCGTCAGAGAAGATCGACTCCCCCGTCTCGTAACGAACTGCGCCACCCGTCGCGTCGAGGCGGGCCGGCAGGATCACGTCCGAGATGAACCGCTTGTCGGCGAGCTTGCGAATTCGTCGAGCCACAAGGCCAGGCGTCTTCAAGAAGGTGGAGATGGTCAGCTTGTCGCCACTGAGTGTCGGCGCAGCCGGAGGGTAGGTGTACCCCATGATTAATCCTCTTTTCTGGGTGCGCTCAGCGAGAGAGCTTGACGAGTACCTTGTTGGATGCGGCAGCGGCGATCGCAACGCCGACGACCTGCGAGTAGTCGGTAACGGCGCCAATGGCAACGACAACACCAGCCGCACCGGAAATGACATTCGCGCCGGCCGCGATGACGCCAGACGACGCAAGTTCGTGCACGCCACCGGATTCAACTGTCACCTTCGCGCCACTTGCGGCGTCGAACGCAGCAACGCCGATCCATGCCGCAGTTGCTGCCGACGTCGGCGCGACTGTCCGATTGCCGGAGACTGCTACAAGCTGGCCACCGGTAATGGCGGCCGAAGCGGTGAATGTAATCGCCGCGCCGGGGGAGAACTTTGCGAGATGGTCAGCCATGATCAGGCCTCATTTCCGAAGAGTGCCGCGTACGTCGCGTCGTCCGATGCGGTTTCGACCGCCTGTGCATGACCGATCTCCGAAAGCGGGACCAATCCATCCGCGAGACTGTTGATCGCGGCAGTCATGCCTTCGCGATCCTTCTCGAGAGCGTTTAGCCAGTGCTCGCGACGCGAGGGTCCGAACTTTCCCGCGTTGATCGCGTTGGTAACCAGCAATTCGTCAGAGTCGCGAAGCTGCTGGGCGCGAGCCTGTCGGCCTTCATTTGCGCCTGCGACGATTTCGTCATGCTGAGCGCGGTCGACCAGCACCAGCCCGTTACGGTTCGCGAACTCCGCGACCTGGTCGGCGTTCGGTTCACTGACGAGGGAGTCCTCAACCTGCTCGGCGAGGGCCTCATCGACAGCGGCCAGTACGGTTGCCTCGTCAGCGTCGGCGGAAATGCCGAGGCGCTCTGCGAGGGCTTCTTGCAAGGTGGCCATGTGGCCCTCCTTCTTGTCGGCCTCCACCTCGGCGGCAGAGGAGTTTGTGGTGCGCGCCAAAGCGGGCGCAA